GACTTCCTTTCTAATCTGGATCCTGATGAGGACCTGTTAATCCTGTGAAATCACTCATTATCGATGTTGCCGGGCTGGCAGGCTTTGGCGCGCTGGTGGCCGGTATTTATCTGAGGTATGGCACCGCCGTTGCGCTGATGTCCGGCGGCTCAGGGCTGCTGGTCTGGGCCTTATTCGCGGCATGGAGGACAAAACATGTTTCTTGATGCCCTTTTCAGAAGTCATTCGCTGGAAAATCCGGCTGTGCCGTTGACGATTGAGTCAGCTGAAAACGACGGTATTTTTCAAAGTGACGTGCTGGTTAACCCCAGAACAGCGATGAAGCTGGCGGCGGTTTACGCCTGTATTTACGTCATCTCTTCCTGTGTGGCGCAAATGCCTCTGCATGTTATGCGGCGCGAAGGGAAAAAGGTGGCGGCCGCCCGTGACCATCCCGTTTTCTACCTTGTGCATGATGAGCCCAACGAGTGGCAGACCAGCTATAAATGGCGCGAGCTAAAACAGCGGCATATTCTCGGCTGGGGGAATGGCTATACCCACGTAAAGCGCAATCGCCGGGGTGAAGTTATCCAGCTTGAAGCCTGTATGCCATGGGAAACGACCCTGCTGAATACCGGCGGGCGCTACACCTACGGCATGTACAACGAAGAGGGCTCTTTTGCTATCAGCCCTGACGACATGATCCATATCCGGGCACTGGGGCATAACCAGAAGATGGGGCTAAGCCCGATTATGCAGCATGCCGAAACAATAGGCATGGGTATGAGCGGCCAGAAATACACCGCCAGTTTCTTTAATGGCAACGCCCGGCCTGCCGGGATTATCTCTGTCAAAAATGAACTTAACGACAACAGCTGGGAGAGACTGAAAAAGCAATGGCAAAAAGCCACTGCGGCACTCCGGCAGCAGGAAAATAAAACCATGCTGCTGCCTGCGCAGCTCGATTACCAGGCCCTGACGGTTTCACCGGTCGATGCGCAGATAATCGACATGATGAAACTGAACCGCTCAATGATAGCGGGCATCTTCAACGTTCCCGCCCACATGATTAACGATCTGGATAAAGCCACCTTCTCAAATATTTCAGAGCAGGCCATTCAGTTCGTGCGCTACACCCTGATGCCGTGGGTAACGAACTGGGAGCAGGAGCTTAACCGTCGTTTGTTCACCCGGGTGGAACGGCAGGCGGGTTATTACGTTCGCTTTAATCTCGCCGGCCTGTTGCGTGGCACCGGGAAAGAGCGCGCCGAGTTCTATCATTTTGCTATCACCGACGGCTGGATGAGTCGTAACGAAGCCCGCGCCTTTGAAGATATGAACCCGAAAGACGGCCTGGATGAAATGCTGGTTAGCGTTAATGCCGCTAATCCGGATAAAAACGTGACAAAAAAAGAGGACAAAACCGATGAGTGATCGCGAAATGCGGTGCTACAGCGGTGAAGTGCAGGCAGAGATGCTGAGCGACCAGCCGACAAGAATTATCGGTTATGGCTCGGTGTTTAACTCCCGGTCTGAACCGCTATGGGGGTTCCGCGAAATTATCAAGCCTGGCTCGTTTGACGATGTGCTCACAAACGATGTGCGTGGCCTGTTCAACCATGACCCGAACTTTATCCTCGGACGTAGCACCTCAGGAACGCTTGCGCTGAGTGTTGACGAGCGAGGGTTGCAATACAACATTACCGCGCCGGACACACAAACTATTCGCGATCTGGTTATTGCGCCGATGGTGCGCGGCGATATTACCCAATCCTCGTTTGCGTTCCAGGTCGCCCGGGACGGAGAGGGCTGGTACGAAGATGAGGAGGGCATTGTTATCCGGGAAATTTCCCGGTTCTCTCGCCTCTACGACGTAAGTCCGGTGACATATCCGGCTTATCAGGAGGCTGATTCCGGTGTCCGATCCATGAAAGCCTGGCAGGAAGCGCGAGACAGCGGCGCGCTAAAGAGCGCCATTAACCAACGAATGGCGCGTGAGCGCCTGCTGACCCTTCTTAATGCGTAAGGAAAAACGATGAAACTGCACGAACTGAAGCAAAAACGTAACACCATCGCGACCGATATGCGCGCGCTGAATGAAAAGATTGGCGATAACGCCTGGACTGATGAACAGCGCACTGAATGGAATAAGGCTAAATCTGAGCTGGAAGGGCTGGATGAGCGTATAGCCCGCGAAGAAGAGTTGCGCGATATGGATCAGAAATACATCGATGATAAAAGCGATGAACAGCGCGACAATCTGGATAAGGATAACGGTAAAAAACCGGACGAACAGCGTGGACAGATTTTTGATAAATGGATGCGCCACGGCGCGGCTGAACTGAGTTCGGAAGAGCGCAAGGCGTTGCGTGAACTGCGTGCTCAGGGCGTGGCGCCGGATGAAAAAGGCGGTTACACCGTGCCAGAGACTTTCCTGGCAAAAGTCGTTGAGCAGATGAAAGCTTACGGCGGCATTGCTGGTGTAGCGCAAATCCTGGAGACCTCTGATGGCCGCACCATGGAGTGGGCTACCGCCGATGGTACTGCTGAGGCGGGTGTGCTCCTGGGCGAGAACGAAGAAGCCGGTGAAGAAGATACCGAATTCGGCATGGCCAGCCTCGGCGCGCTCAAAATGACGTCCAAAATTATTCGTGTGTCTAACGAGCTGCTGCAGGACAGCGCCATTGATATGGAGGCGTATCTCTCCCGCCGCATTGCAGAGCGCATTGGTCGCGGTGAGGCTCGCTATCTGATTCAGGGCACCGGCGCGGGTACGCCGAAGCAGCCGGAAGGCCTGGCCGTATCTGTCACCGGCACCACCCAGACAGCTGCTGCAACGGCGGTGAAATGGCAGGAGATTCTGGCGCTCAAACACAGCATTGATCCAGCTTACCGCCGCGGACCAAAGTTCCGGCTGGCCTTTAACGATAATACCCTGAAACTTATCAGCGAAATGGAAGACGGGCAGGGGCGCCCGCTCTGGTTGCCGGATATCGTTGGCGTGGCTCCGGCCTCGGTGCTGAACGTGCCGTATGTTATCGATCAGGAGATCGACGATATCGGGGCGGGTAAAAAGTTCATGTTCTGTGGCGACTTTGACCGCTTCATTATCCGCCGCGTGCAATACATGATCCTGAAACGCCTGGTTGAGCGTTACGCCGAGTTCGACCAGACCGGCTTCCTGGCGTTCCATCGCTTCGACTGCATTCTGGAAGACACCTCTGCAATCAAGGCGCTGGTGGGCAAGGGCAGCGCCAGCAGCTGACAGCTGGACCAGCAAATAACACTCATGCCGCGCTAGCGTTTTTTTGTGCCCGTCATCCGGCGGGCACCGGAGGATTTATGTTGCTGACGCCTGAAGAAATCAAAGGACAGCTCCGGCTGGATGCCGATTTTACCGATGAAGATGCGTTGCTGGATTTGCTGGCCAGGGCGGTACAAACCCGGACAGAAACGTTCCTGAACCGAAAACTGTATGGGCCAGATGAAGAGATCCCGGCGGCCGATGCTGATGGCTTGCACCTGCCTGACGATATAAAAATGGGGATGCTGCTGCTGGTTACCCACTTATACGAAAACCGCTCAACGGTGTCTGAGGTGGAAAAGCTTGAGCTGCCACTTAGCTTCAACTGGCTGGTAGGTCCTTACAGGTACATTCCATTATGAAACGCAGACAGAGCCAGACCAGCGCAACTTACCTGCTACCCGACCCTGGCGAACTTGATAAACACGTGACTATCCGACAGCGGCAGGATGAGCCTGCTGATGATTTTGGCGTCGGGGCGTTTTATCCGGACTCCTTCAATACCTGGGCGAAGGTAGCGCAAACCAGCGCAACGGCATATCAGGGTTCAGTGCAGACCGAAAATACGGTAACGCACTATTTCACAATCCGTTTCAGGCGTGGCATTACTGCCGATTATGAAGTTGTCCAGGGCGGCCAGGTGTTCCGCGTTAAGCGTGTTCGTGACCTGAACAGCAAGCGCCGTTATTTGCTGCTGGAGTGCGAAGAATTGCGGGCGGATCGGGGGCCGGGCTATGCCGCGGAAAGCATTTTTACACGTTGATTTTGAACAACCTGATGAACTGGTATTTAACCGGGCCAGGATGCGTCGGGCATTTGTGAAAATTGGTCAGGTGCATATGCGTGACGCGAGACGAATGGTGATGAATCGTGGCGCATCTAAGCCAGGTGAAAACCCCTCGTACCGCACCGGCAAACTGGCCCGCTCAATAGGTTACTACGTGCCCCGGGCATCAAAACGCCGTGCTGGCCTGATGGTGAAAATTGCACCGAACCAGAAAAACGGAGAGGGAAACCGGCACATTAGCGGTGCATTTTATCCGGCGTTTCTGTTCTACGGCGTGAAGCGCGGAGCGAAGCGTAAAAAAGGCCATCACCGGGGTGCTTCCGGCGGCAGTGGCTGGCGTGTTGCGCCGCGCAATAACTATATGGTTGAGGTGCTGGAGCGGCGGCGGAGCTGGACCCGCTACGTGTTGTCACGCGAACTGCGCAAGTCCCTGCGTCCTCAGAGAAGGAAAAATAAATGAAACTAACACCGATTGTGGCCGCACTGCGCGCCCGATGCCTGCGCTTTGAAAATCGGGTGGGTGGCGCTGCTCAGTTTAAGGTTATTCCTGACGCCGGGAAGCTCAGACTGCCGGCGGCATACGTTGTACCGGCAGAGGACGCAACCGGTGAACAAAAGTCTCAGACCGACTACTGGCAGGATCTAACCGAAGGCTTTTCCGTTATCGTGGTGCTGAGTAATGAGCGCGACGAAAAGGGGCAGTGGGCATCCTTTGATGCTGTCCACGATGTTCGGGCCGAAGTGTGGAAGGCGTTGC